GGGTGACGACGAGGCCGACGACGGCCGCACCTCCAAGCTGGCCCCTCCGGGCCACGTCATCACCGTCACCACCGTCCTCTCCGGTGCCAAGTTCCGGGCTGGCTCCGCCTCCGCCAAGCGGTTCGGTTTGCTGGAGTCCGGGATCACGGTCTCCGAGTTCGTCAAGCGCTGCGCCGATGTTGGGGACGAGCGCGGCCTGCGGACCATCCGCAAGGCGCTGCGCCGTGGCTACATCACCCTGGCGCCTGCCGTCGCGGAGTAAGCCTCGGTTCGGGTTGGCCGGAGCCCCAGCGACGCCTGGGGCTCCGCACGTTTCAAGGGAGAACCGTCGTGTCCATCACATTCTCGACCACCACTCTGGGCACTTCGCCGGACGGTCCGGTGTTCGTGGATCACCCGAGCTCGAGATCGACAAATTTTGCAACCGCGAGTGCCCTTCGCGTCCTGTCGATTATGGGCGTAGACGCCAGCTACTGCGGATCTCTGACTCTCGAGGAGGCGACTCGGGCGATCAGTGTCGCCCGATCGAGTTCTGAGCTCTATGGGGACGACCGCCTCCGAGTGGACGCCATCTACAGAGTCGTCCAGCAAGGTCGCCTCATCGGCGCCACTCATCTTTCCTGGGCGTAGCCAGGAATTCGTCTTTCGCCCTGATCAGTGCGGACCTAGACTGAGCTGGTGTTCAACGAGGAGTCGCGTCCATGTCCAGTCGCTATAAGTCCGAGACCTTCAACACCGAGCCGGCCTCGGCGCTCGAGACCCTGATCTCCGACGCCGAGGGGATCCGCGAGGAGCTCACCGAGTGGAAGGACAACCTTCCGGAGAGCCTCCAGAGCGGAGAGAAGGCGTCCGCTCTGGAGGACGCCGCGTATACGATCGAAGACGCCGTCTCCAACCTCCAGGGGATCGACGAGAGCGATCTGACCGGGATCCTCCGGACGAAGATCCCGGCGCAGGAGGAGATCCCCTCCGATCCGGATCAGGTCCAGCTCCCCACCGAGGAGGACTGCCTGATCGTCGTCGGCGTCCAGCTGCGCCCCGGGAAGAAGCGGGGCCGCGAGAGTCGGGTGGTGCGCCTCGCCAACGCAGCGGCCCACGGGTCGGCGATCCGGGAAGAGCTCGACACGTGGCTCCACAACGCTCGGGAGTGGGTCGAGAAGGTCCGTGCGGTCTATCCGGAGGAGAACGTCGAGGAGATGACCAATCACCTGGAGGCTGTGGAGATCGCCGTCAAGGCAGTCCAGTCGAAGATCGACGAGGCCGATGAGATCTACTCCACGATCGAGGAGGCTGTCGGCTCCCTGGAGGGCGTCGAGATTCCCGGGATGTATGGCTGATCCGCGTCGCTCAAGAATTCCTCTTTCGCTTCTCGTGAGGGTCGGCTAGAAGAGTTCTTGGGCGGTCGTCGCTCGACAGAGGAGGTTCCAGTGTCCGATCAAGAATTCACCGAAGAGCAGCTCACCGCGATCCGCCGGGTCGAGAAACTCCTCACGCTCTCGAAGCGGGGTGGGACCGAGGAGGAGGCCACCGCCGCTGCGGCCAAGGCGCAGGAGCTTCTGGAGCTCTACAACCTCGACATGGCCAAGATCTCTGCAGCCGGGGGCGGCGGGGTCGACTCCGGGAAGCGCGAGCAGGCGAAGGTTCGTGGCGGAGCACGTTCCTGGGAGAGGGATCTCTGGGGTGCAGTCGCCCGCCTGAACTTCTGCCTCTACTTCCCGGGCTGCGCCTACATCACGATCAAGAGGAAGGGGCAGACGAGGACGCGGGTCACGTCCAATCACGTGGTCATCGGCCGGACGGTCAACGTCCGACTGACCCAGTCCATCGCGACCTATCTCCGGGACGCTATCGAGAGGATCCTCCGGGAGCGCAACGGCAACGATCCAAGCCAGCTCCACTCCAACTGGTCCAACAGCTTCCGTCGTGGCGCGTTCGATCGCCTGTGCGAGCGGCTCGAAAACCGGCGCAACGAGAAACTCGCCGAGGAGCGCGAGCGCCAGGCCAAGGCGACCCGGGACGCGGCCGGATACTCGTCCGGAACGGCGCTCGTTCTGTCCAGCTACATCGATCGGGAGAACGACGCCAACTACGACTTCCTCTACGGCGAGGGGTGGTCGGCGAAACAGGCGGCGGATCGAGCGGACCGAGCCGAGCGGGCCAGGGTCCAGCGAGAGGAGCACACGAAGTGGGCCGCCGAGCACCCCCAGGAGGCCCGCGAGCTCGAGAAGAAGCGTCGGGAGGAGGGCGAGGCTCTCCGCAAGAAGTGGGCGAACCGTGGCAAGGGGTCGCGGGGCGGGAAGGTTGGTCCCGACATCGACAACGGCGCATACTGGTCGGGCTACGATCGAGCCAACGAGGTTGGCCTCGACGAGCAGGTCCAGTCCGCTCCCGGCCAGCGGAGGATTGCGTCGTGACCCTACTCGCCTACGAGCGGAAGAAGCTCTCGGACGACCGACTCCGGACCATCGGTATCGCCAACGAGATCATCGAGGAGTACGAGAAGGCGGGACTGTCGCTGACGCTCCGTCAGCTCTACTATCAGTTCGTCGCCCGCGGTCTGATCGAAAACTCGGACCGCAGCTACGATCGCCTCGGGTCCGCCATCAACGACGGACGGATGGGCGGCCTGATCTCATGGACCGCGATCGAGGACCGGACCCGGAACCTCATGGGGATCAACACCTTCCGGAGCCCTGCGGAGCTCCTGCGGTCGGCCCGGAGCCGATACGCGAAGGACCTCTGGAGGGACCAGGAGTGGCGACCGGAGGTGTGGGTCGAGAAGGACGCACTCGTCGGCGTCATCGGAGGTATCTGCCAGGAGCTCCGTGTGGACTACTTCGCCTGCCGAGGCTACAACAGCCAGTCGGAGCAGTGGAGGGCTGGCCAGCGGCTCGCCCGATACGTCCAGAAGGGGCAGCGGCCGATCATCTTCCATCTGGGGGACCACGATCCGTCGGGTATCGACATGACTCGGGACAACACCGAGCGGCTCGGCCTCTTCGCCGGGACTCCAGTCATGGTCGTTCGGTTGGCGCTGAACATGGACCAGGTCCGCCACTACAATCCTCCGCCGAACCCGGCAAAGCTCAGCGACAGTCGGGCGCGGGACTACGTCTCGAAGTTCGGCGACGAGAGCTGGGAGCTCGATGCTCTGGACCCCAGGGTCATCCAGCGACTGATCCGTGAGAACGTCGAGCGGATCCGGAACGAGTCCATCTGGCAGGAGGCACTGGCCGACGAGGCAGCCGACCTCGACGAGATCGACATCATGATCGAACGAATGACGGGAGGAGACGAGCAGTGAGCAAGGTTCAGGAACACGAGATCGACTGGTATGTCTGCACGGCGGATGAGTCGGACGTCGAGGCTTACCCTGGACTCGGCGCAGCCCAACCCGAACTGGAAGTGACCACCCCCGGCAAGAAATCTCTTTGGCCGGGGGGCGGTCCGCGCTAGAGTGACTGGGTCCAGTAGGAGGAGGCTCGGGTGGATCTTCAGGAGTTCAAGAGGCTTGTGGGGGAGGGTCGCCGTCGCGTCCAACTCCCCGTCGCGGAGGACGGGGGTCCGGCCGAGAGGGGATTCCTCGCGGATCCGGAGTCGTGCCTTCGGGACCAGTCGACGGGGGCCAACAAGGACGATCCGATGATGATGGTCGTCGTCAACAGAGAATTCGTCGCCCCGAGGTTCGACGACGGGTATCGCGAGCTCAGCGTGTCCCAGATCGTGGAGTTCCTTCCGGACGTCGACGTCGGGGGGCTGCCGGAGGTCGGCTGGGACCCGTTCGCGGAGGAGGAGTCGTGAGGGACGACCCGAGCGAGCGGAGCTGGAGAGGGTACTCGTCCGCGCTCGCGGATACGCCTCGGAAGAGCCTCCCGACCCGACGCTGGACGAAAAGCGATATCGACGAGCACGCTCGGTTCATGGATCGGTGGCGGGCGGATCACGAGTCGACGGGGCAGGTCCGTCGCAGACCCGGAGCGGAGTGATGACCACAGACAGCAAGTGCGGAACGTGCCAGATGTGCTGCAGGATTCTGGAGGTCCGGACGCTCGAGAAGCCGGTGGACATTCGGTGCCGTCATCAGTGCCTGGCGGGATGCGGGATATACCAGGAGAAACCCTCCGAGTGCTCGACCTACGAGTGCCTGTGGCTTCAGTCCCAGGGCGACAACGTTCTGGACCCGTTTCCGGAGACGTGGAGGCCGGATCGCCTGGGCATCGTCATCGACGGCGGCGGTCTGGACCCGGAGCGTCGGGTCCTCGTCTTCCGGACGACGTCCACTGGCGAGTCTCGACTGAAGTCCGTCGACGCCAGGACTATCGCCCAGAGCCTGGTCCGGCAGGGGTTCACGATCGCGGTCAAGATCGGCTCTCGGGAGCCAATCACGTGGCAGGATTTTCTTCGCAGATCGTGAAGATCGGTCTAGGATATTCTGGAGAATGGGCGTAGAACTCACTCATGGGCGGTCGTCGCCCGGCTCTTCAGGAGGTTCTCATGTCCGCTTCCGTCATCCGCCGCTCTTCCAAGCAGCTCGTCACTCTGTCGTGCGAGGGTCGTCGCATCCAGTTCCGCCTCAGCAACGTGGGTTCCTTCCTGTCTGCTCGGTGCGAGGACCCCACGGTCACGGTCCAGCAGGCCCAGGCTTGCCTCGAGACCATTCAGTCCGAGATCGTCGAGAAGGAGACCTCCTTCAAGACCCCTGGCCGGTGCCCCTCCTTCGGCTGGCACATGGACGGTATCGTGGCCAACTGGAGCTATAACTGATGGGCTCCAGCCAGCTCCGCGAGGCGGCGGACGTCCGCCGCTTCGCCCTGGCGGGTCGGGCGCACCTGACCCTTCGGTCCAAGAAGACCGGCACCAGGTTCACCTATCGGTTGAGCCGGATCACCGACTCCGACGCCGCGTTCGCTTCGGTCTTGACCGGCTCGAACAACGAGGGCGACTACTCGTATGCGGGCATCGTGGACACGAGTGGGTTCCGGACGACCCGGCGCTCGGCGCTGACCTGCGACGCTCCGTCGGTCCGGGCTCTGGAGTGGTTCAGCCAGAAGGTTCTTCGGGACGGCATGTCCCCTGCGGACCTCGGGCTGGAGGTCTATCACGAGGGCCGGTGCGGCAAGTGCGCTCGGCTCCTCACGACTCCAGAGTCCGTCGAGCGGGGCATAGGTCCGGAGTGCTGGTCCAAGATGGAGGGGCGTCGATGAGGACCTGGACTCCTCGGTTCCGCGACTACGTCGCGAGGCTCCACAATCTTCGAGACGAACTCCCGAAAGGACCTCGTCGGGATCGTGTGAAACTCATCCTCCTGGCGCTGAGCTACGGATCGCCGATCCCCACGATCCGCGTCAGAATAAAGCTGGCCGTCGAGGCGGAGCGACAGAATTCCTCTACCGCCCCCGGCAAGATCCCGCTACACTGATCCAGTAGTCCAGGAGTCCATCATGTCCGAGATCCTCAGCCTTCAGCCCGGTGCCCACATCGGGATCATCGCCGGGACCACGTTCCAGTTCGGCAAGATCACGTCCGTGACCGCCAATCAAGTCTGCGTCGAACAGGCCGGGGGTGTGGTCCGGAAGTTCTCCCGCGTGTCCCTCTTCGAGATCGGTCACAAGGGAACCCGATACACGTGCCCGGCGCTCGTCTCCCACGGCGAGGCTGTCCGCCGTCAGCGGGAGTATGCGGAGGCGACTCGCCTCGCGGGCGAGCGTCTCCGGAAGGCAGGCGTGCTGTGACAATTCGGTCCAGCGGAGACCCGATACCCAGCGACGGACTCCCAAGAGCCCTCGTTCTCTGCAGGATAAAGGGGAGCAGCCCGAGCTGGGTTGTCGTCGCGAGACCTGCCCACCGAGGGTTCTCGTTTTTAATCTGGGGCGACGGGGTTCACACGAAGTGCGCGATCGCTCGCCTCCGCGGAGACTCCGCACTGGACGTTCGCATCGAAGCAGTTGTCGAGCTGGTCGGACCGTCGTTCCCAGAGGTCGCGATAGAACGAGCGCCCTGGATCCGCTTTCTGGAGGCGACGGCGTCGTGAGCACTGCACGTCCCATCGTCGTCGCCAACGTCCTCGGAATATTCGTCGAGGCCATGGTTCTGAAGAAGACCCTCCCGTTCTCGGTCGGACTCGTGGAGGGTCGGACCCTGATCGGGGACGGATGGCCTCTCCGGTTCAGACTAGATCAGGAGAAGAACGTCGAGGTCGTGAACCGAGGGACGTTCTCCGTCGCACTTAGGATCGGAGCTCAGGACCGAATCGTCGCCCCAGGGGAGTCCTGCATCCTCGTCCGTGGCGGGTTCTTCGAGAGCCCAGGGTGATGCCCGCCCACCGATCCTACCACCTTCCCGCGTATCGAGAGCGGATGTCCGCAGCCCTCAGAGGCAAGTCTCGGGGAGGGGAGGTGCTCCGGAGATTGAACGCCCAGAGGGAGGTCTTCTGGACGGAGGGCATGAGGAACGCGCTCGCGTCGGGATACTGGCGAGGATGGTCAACCGACACGATCGCCTTCGACATCGGGGTTGGGCGGGAAGTTCTCCAGAAGGAGATGAACCGACTTCAGCTCCCGAGGGGCCGCTGGGTGACGATCGCTCAGAGGCGAGCTGCGCTGGAACAATGCAACAACGGAGAATAAGCGTGATATTGAGCATCCGAGGAACGAGCGGCTCGGGGAAGACCCACCTGGCCAAGACCCTCCTCCACAGCACCGGGATCTATGGGCCCCCGGTGAGCCACCACGCCAAGGGTCGGAAGCAGCCCTACTTCTACATCCGCCCCCATCTCTCCGGAGGTCGGGACCTGGTGATCCTCGGTCATTACGAGTCGGCCACGGGCGGGGTCGACACAATCTCCGGGAACGACATCCCATTCGAGCTGGCGAGGGAGCACTACTCACAGAATCGGGACGTCTTCATGGAGGGTCTCCTTCTGTCGGCGGAGCAGCACAGGACGGCCAGGCTCCACGAGGACGGGATCCCCGTCCGGCTCTTCTACCTCAGCACGTCCCTCGAGGACTGCCTGGCGTCGGTGAGGGCACGGCGGGAGGCTCGCGGGAACACGGCTCCGCTGAACCCCGACACAACCGCGAGTCGGCATCGGGCGATCCGCACGCACCCCGACCGTTTTCGCGCGAAGGGTCTGCACGTCACTGTCGGGACGAGGCAGCAGGCAGTCTGGTGGCTCCAGGACTCCGGTCACCTCGCCCTGGACCCGGCGGACCGTCGGGACTAGGAAAAATCGGCGTCACCAGGATTTCCCTCTTTACGAAGCTCCCGGTAGCGACTACACTCGTTTCTACCGGGAGTGGTTCCCGCGGAACTCAGGAGGCGTCCATGGCTCACAACCTCACCATTCACGAAGACGGCACCGTCGAGATGGCCTACACCGGCGAGAAGGGGTGGCACGGTCTCGGCAACTCGGTGCCGTTCGGCTCCACTCCGGCGCAGTTCCGGACGGCTGCTCGCATGGACTGGGAGGTGGAGTCCGTCCCAGTCCAGTTCGTCCTCCCGGCCCCGAGGACGCTCCGTCTTGGTAACGACGAGAGCGCCGAGACTGTCACCACCGACACGTTTGGCGTCAAGAAGCGCCGCGTCCTCTACCGCTCCGACAACGGGATGCCCCTCGGAATCGTCGCCGACGGGTTCCATGTGGTCGGCCCGAAGGAGGTCACCGAATTCTTCAACGACCTGATCCTGGGCCTCGGGATGACAATGGAGACCTGCGGGTCGCTCCACGGCGGAAAGCGCCTCTGGGCCACGGCCAAGATCGGCGAGGACTACGTCGGCCCCGAGGACCACATCCGCGCCTATCTGCTTCTCACGACGGCTCTGGACGGCACCCACGCGACGAAGGCGAAGTTCGTCTCCACCCGCACGGTCTGCGAGAACACACTGGAGTTCGGCCTCGGGGAGGACGGTCTGGAGGTGGCCGTCTCCCACCGGATGCAGTTCGACGAGAAGAAGGTCAAGGAGCGCCTCGGCATCGGCCAGCAGAGCTTCGAGAAATTCATCGACGACATGCGGAAGCTGGCCTCCACTCCGGTGAACACCGCCGTCGCCACTGAGCTGACGTCGGAGCTCATCGGGACCGACAAGTCGGAGCGGTTCGACCGGATCATGGGACTCTTCTCGGGCCAGCAGCTCGGCGCCGACATCGTCGAGGGTGTCGACGGCACCGCCTGGGGGTGGCTGAACGCCATCACCGAGTATGTCGACCACGAGGCGAAGGCGAAGGACCTCAGCCGCCGCATCGGGAACTCCCTGATGGGTCGGGGTGCGGCTCTCAAGGCGAAGGCCCGGGACATGATTCTGGACCTCGCCGGGGTCTAACCCTCCGGAGGGTGCAGCGACCCCCAGGCGCGGCTGGGGGTCGTCTGCCGCCCCGACCGAGGAGCTAGGCTCCCCAGGTCAACCGGAGCGCTGCGGCCGCGCCCCAGGCTCCCAGGGCGTCCTTCATGAGAACTCTTCTGCCAGACGACCACCGTCCAAGATTCCAGTCCCTGGGCGAGGCAGTCATCTACAAGATCGTTCACGGCCTGCTCCGCCAGGACCCGCGCCTCAGGTGCCCAACGTATCCGAGCGACGGGGAGGCTCTGTTCCGCTGGTGCCAGTCGTCCGGTGTCGACTCGGCCCGCGTCGTCCTCTCACTCGCCGGAGAACCGGACGACGAGTCCGCCAGGGCGATCGAGGCTCTGACGTGCCTCAAGATCCCCGCCCACCCAGAGCCTGGCTCGTTCTGGTTCGCCTACCGGAACCGCCCCGCCGACCCTCCCCCGGCAAGGCGGTCCCCAGCTACCCCCGAAAATCGAGATGAGCCGGGGGGCGATCTGCGGGTCGTCGTGTCCGTTGTGGACAACCCGCGGAAGCCTGGGTCGGAAGCGTTCGAAGGATACAAGCACTGGCGAGTCGGTGCGACCGTCCAGGAGCTGCTGGACACTGGTCTTCCTCGACGGAATCTTCGTCGAGACGTTCGTCACGGACACGTCGTTCTGGGAGACTCCAAGTGAGCGTCATTCACTACACTCCGCCTCGGCCGGACATGGGTCACCAGTCGGAGGCGAGGCGGAAGGCGCGCCATCGGCGCGGCTTCGGGTATTTCATGGAGATGGGAACCGGGAAATCGAAGACAGCCTTCGACGAGATGATGGAGCTGTTCCTCGAGACTCGGATCGACTGTCTTCTGATCTGCGCCGGGAAAGGGTCCTATCTGGACTGGCGCGACAAACACATCCCGGAGAACGAGAGTCCTATCGTCCCCATCTACCTTCACGTCTGGATCCGTGGGTCCAAGCGCCGCCGGAAGAAATTCGACGAGTGGCTGGAGGGGATCAAGAACCTCCCTCCCGGAGTGATCCCCGTCCTCCTCGTCTCCTACGACGCCATCGGCGCGTCCAAGACTGCTCGCGAGGCAGTCGAGAGGTTTATCAAGCAGCGCCGCGCTGGCTGCATCGCGGACGAGTCGACGCTGATGAAGGAGGAGGACTCCAACCGAACGGACTTCATGCTCCGGACAGTCCGGCACTGGACCGCTCACCGCCGAATCCTGACCGGGTCTCCCGTGGCGGAGTCCCCGATGGACGCCTGGGCACAGATGGAGTTCCTGGACAGAGGACTCCTCGGGTTCTCCAGCTTCTTCAGCTACCGTGCTCGGTTCTGTCAACTTCAGGAGGAGTGGGTCCAGCCGAGAGGAAGCATGTCCCCCACCGGGCAGTATCAGAGGCCCGGGAAGAAGAAGGTGATGAAGATCGTCGGATACAGGAACCTGGACGTCCTCCAGAAGATCATCGGGGAGCACTCCTACAGAGTCCTGAAGAGCGAGTGCCTCGACCTTCCGCCGAAAATCTACAAGAAGATTCGGGTCCCGATGAGCGAGGTCCAGGAGGAGCTCTACCGATCTCTGTCGGACATGTGGGTCGCGGAGCTCCCGAACACCGTCGTTCCGGACGAGGTGGGCACGACAGAGTCGACCGCCCCGGCAGATCTGTCAGACGACATCCTGACACACTTGAGCGACGCCGGGCTCGCTCCAAACGTCGGCGATGGATCCGGAACGTTCGTCAGCGCCCAGCTGGCCATCACTCGGATCATGAGGCTCCATCAGCTCGCGTGCGGGATCGCTGTGTCCGAGGACGGGTCCGTCCACCGCGTTCCACACAACCGCGTGCGGGAGCTCATTCGCCAGATCGACGAGTCTCAGGGTCAGGTCACGATCTGGTGCTCGTTCCGGCCATCGGTCGCAGAGATAGTGGAGGAACTCGGGCGAACGTATCCCGGCGAACGGATCGTGGAGTATCACGGAGGGACCAAGCCGCAGGAGAGGGCGGCCGGACTTCTCGCGTTCAAGGAGGGGAGGGCTAGGTTCTTCGTCGGCACCATCCAGACGGGTGCCTTCGGGATCGACCTGACCGCGTCCAGCACGGTCATGTATTACTCCCTGACCCCGAGGCTCGTCCACCGACTTCAGTCGGAGGACCGGAACCATCGCATCGGCCAGTTGGAGTCGGTCACGTACATCGACTTTGCCTGCCCTGGCACGGTCGACGAGGGCTTGATCGATAGCCTCAGGGAGAAGAAGGAGATCGCGGATGCAGTCGTTGGGGACGTCCTCCACGGGTGGCTTCGATACACTGGGGAGGACGACGATGTCGAGTAGGGACGAGTTCCCCAGAGGTCGACTTCACAGGAAGGGCGCGGAGAGAAGAGCGAAGATCCTGGAGTGGATCTCGGAGTCCGCCCGGACGAGATCCGCAGCACCGACAGGTCGCGAGATGGCGAGGCGCCTCGGGATCAGTGCGCCTGCCGTCTGCCTCCACCTGAGGAGGCTGACCTCGGATGGTCGGGTCCAGATCCTCCACAAGGGGAGGGGCGGTCTGCAGTTCAAGGTCCCGGAGGTGGGGACGACGGAGCGCGTTCGTTGACCGATGGGGCGTTCCGAGCGTTCCCGTAGTTCTGACCAACGATGTTGACGACGACGAACATCAGACGGAGGAGTCGGGGGGCGGTCGGGGGTGGCTCCTTGATCATCGTGGACAGAACCGCGCACGCGGCAACCACCACCCCCGGCACGGCGATCTCTGGGGGAATGACCCCCAGGATGACCGAGCAGACCTCTCCGTAGTCCATCATCGTGGGTCTCCCTTTGCACGGCTGCCCCGGAGGTCGTCTTTCGTCACCATGTGTCGAGCAACGAACTCCCGGAACTCCGACGTCTCCTTGGTGTGATAGTCTATCTTACCCCAGAGCTTGTCGAAGTCCTCCCGGACCTCCTTCCGGAATGCTTGCAGGGTTTCGTTGGCCCGGTTCTCCGCTGCGGACGTTCGGTCCTCGGCGCGGGCGATCCGGTTGAAGAGGTGGGCGATGATCCCACCCAGTATCGTGATGGCTGCTCCGAGGACCCACACGATCCACGACGGCTCGTCCTTCATTCACCCCATCCTCGGCACGACAAGTTGCAGGAGGTCTCGTGTCAGTCTCTGACCCAGGCTCGTAGTGAAAGTCAGAGCGATCCCGTAGTCCCGCTCCGGGAGCGCATCGTCACTCGTGCACCACCAGTAGATGACGAGGGAGTTGGAGCTGAGGTAGGGATCGTCGGATCCGCTCGGGGTGACGGTCAGATCGCCGGTCGAGATCGGCTCGCCGTCCAGTCGACGGACGACGATGGACTCTATCTCCGCGACCGTCGCTCCGGCAGGGGAGAGATCCGGAGCGAGATTCAACCCTCGCGTGTCGAGGTCTCCCGCACGAAGAGCGCCGAGTCGGACTGGGGGTGGGCGGAGCGAACTGTCCGACATCTACGAGTCCTTCGACGATGGAGTGCGCGTCATGGGACTTGCAGTCGCGACTCGATGGACGGTCGGGGCCGAGGCGACCCTCAACGTCGAATAAGACTCGGAGGGTGCCGTCGGCGTCGCCATTGCTCGTCCTCAGTATTCTATGATCGCGATCCCGACGGCGCCAGCCGCCCCGCCGAAATTGGAGCCGCCACCAGCCCCACCGCCGCCCGGCCCATTTCCTGCTGTGGGAAGGCCCGACGACGCTGCGCCGCCACCCCCGAGCGGGGAGCTCCCGCCCCGCCCACCGTAGCCTGTGGTCGCCCCGACGGAGAGGTGGAGCCCGGCGGAGCCGTCCCCGCCCGTTCCGTTCAACGTCCCGCCGGAGCCTGCCCCACCAGGTCCGTTGTTACCCTGCCCACCGCTCGCGGCGCCACCGCCACCACCTCCACCGGCGGCGGTCATTCCAGCTGCGGAGCACGTGGTGTCGCCTCCCGCCCCACCATCGTTGTTGGAGGCGAGCGGACCCGTGTTTCCACCGCCCGCCCCGGCAGCTCCCACCACGAACGCAACCGTTCCCCCCGGAGTGACCGAGTGGATCTTCTCCGCGTAGCCGCCACCACCGCCACCGCCACCGCCACCTGACGAGGTGTTCCCCCCACCACCGCCACCGCCACCGATCAGCCGAATCCGGATCCTGTAGACGCCGGCTGGAACCGTGAAGGTGTGGGACCCTGCGGTGGAATAGACAACCATAGTGGTCGGAACGCCGGGGGCGGTTGCCCGGAGTGCCGCCACGAACGCGGTCGCCAGCGCAGCGATGTTCCCGTTGTCGACTGCGTTCTGCTCGGCGTCGGAGATGAACTTGCCGATCATGGCGGAGATCGACGAGGACTGTCGCCAGACCTTGTTCAGCTGGTTGGGTTCGGCGACGCCGTTCTGGAACCCAGTCCCGCGCGCAGTCAGCGAGTTGTATGCGCTCTGCGTGATGACGGTCGCGCCGGGATCCGTCGCGAAAGGAAGGTAGTCGTTGGTTCCGGGCATGTGATCTCCTAGAGCTCCTCGGCCCAGGCGCCAGCGCCAAAGCCGCCGATGTAGTCGTTGTTCACGCCGAAGCCGAAGACCGGGCTACCGAAGACGGTCGTGATTCTGCTGTTGACCGCGACCCCGGCAGGCTTGACCGGGAAGATGCCCTGCCGTAGAAGAGCGATGATCAACGACCCCGGATAGTCTCCCGAGAGCGCGATCGTCATGGTCATGTCTTGATTGTCGATGACCAGGAGCTTGGCTCCAGTGTCCGGCTCCACGAGTATCTGCAGGATCGACGGGAGCGACCCCATCGTTCCGTCCCACGAGTTTGCGGCGATCTTCGAGCGGATCAACGACCGGTAGGACGTGTCGTCCAGAGCAAACAGCCCCGATGGAGGACTGACTGTCGTCTTCCACACGCCCTGCCCGAACCCGAGCAAAGGATCCCCGAACGTGAAGAATGGCGCGATGTCGTCCGACACGTATCGGGACACACCGACCCACTCCCCGACGACGTCGAGCTGAGGACCAACCGCCAGCGAGACGTCGAACCACCGACCGAAGTCGCACAGAACGGACCGAAGATCGAGCGACGGGTCCGTGACTCCTCGGACCACCGACACGAAATTGGAGGCGGAGCGGTTCGCGGCAGGGATGAGGTCCACATACTCGTCGGCGACGAAGCACGGCGCCGTCTCGATGGACTCCGACATCAAATCCTCACGATACGACCAGGGTCACGTCGGCAGGGTCGCACGCTGCGACCTCGTCGAACGCGACGGCGATATTCGAGGGCCCTGGGGAGCCCGGACTCACAGCGATGAGGATCCCAGTGATCCGGTAGGTGTTGCTCCCCTGTCCACCGGAGAGGCTCGCGGGAACATACAGCCGAGTCAGGTAGAGATCTTCGCCAATCTGCAGCTCGTTGATGTAGTCGGACACCTGCCGCCGGATGGCGTCCCCGACACCGGAGGTGTATCCGCCCATGGCGGTCAGCGAGATCTCGACGACGATATCGAGAACCGTCGGTCTGGAGAAGCTGATATCCCTGGGAACCCCATAGGCGTCCACGACGACCTCTGTGGTTGATCCGTAGGTTCCGCACCCCGGACCCTTCTTGAGGGCAATCGTCTCCGCGATGGTCGTGGCGTCCCCACCTTCGACAACGATCGCGATGGAGTGGGCAGGAATTCCGTTCGCGTCCGTGGAGTCCGTGTCGTTCTCGAGGCCAGCGTATCTCGTCACGTTTTCGACCGCTGCCACGGACGCAACGATTCCGTCCATGACGGAGCGGGAGGGAAGTCCGGTCGACAGCCGCTGCCGACGCCGCAGCTCGGCGTCTGTCTCAACCGGAGCTCCCGGGGACGCGGGGCTCGGGTTGTTCGCGCTCGACCAACCGAGAACCGGATTGAGGATCGTCGTGATCGTGTCCGCCGCAGCCGTCACGAGACCAGGGATGCTGGCGGTCGCAGTGACCGTGATCTCGCCCGCCAGCGGGATAACGACGGTCGCCGGAAGATCCCACACGGTTCCCAGCTCGTCCTGAACCTGGCCGTTCGAGATCGTCGTTCCAACCGTCCCCCCGATCAGGATGTCGACGGTGGACCGAGACGGCACGTTCCTCGCGATGCCGTTGATCTGGACGATCCTGCTGAGGCCGACGCCCTGGGCGGTCGTGGGGGACACTGTGTTGTAGGCATTCCGGACGGCGTTGTTGGAGTCCGAGATGGCCAGGGCGAAGATACCAACGAGCTGGCCGTCCTGAGTGTCCGCGTCGAGGACCGTGTCGTCCCCGTAGATCTGCCGGAAAAGAGCCTTGACGCCCTCCAGAACCTCCGCGTAGGACGGTACGTGAACTCCGGTCTCGTCGATCGTGGTTGTGGGAATGGTCATACTGCCCCCGAGGTCGTGACGTCGGCCGCACCATAGATCGTGTCGACGCGCGCCGCAACGACCCACCTTCTGGTCGGACGGTCGAGGCGAGCGTTATAGGAGATGAGGGACCGAACGCCAGGAGTGTCGAGTATCTGAGACCGAAGAACCAGGTCCCTCGTTCCTGCCGTGTATTTCCCCAGGATCTGCGACTCCCACGGAGTTCCGGCGGACTGGTCCGCAAACCACTGGCCGAGCCAGAGGTCCAGTCGAGTCCGAACGCGCTGAGCGACTGCCTCGGGGGAGTCGAGGAGATAGTCCGCCAACCCGCCCCCAAAAGCAAAGTCCCCAGACTCAGTCAGGCGCCGGACTCTCATCTCGCCTCCTCAGACCACGGATCCGTCGAGATCGATGATCGGTGCCTTGATGTGGACCTTCGTCGTGGCCTCGACGCGGATGACCCCCGGCTCCACTCCCATGTCGATCCTCATGGATGCATCCGCGTTCCGGATCGTCACTCCCTGCGCAGGAACTGAGCCGGGGGCGGCTGCCTGGGAGAACGGTCCGGGAATCGCGAACGCGTCGCTGAGATCGTGCATGCGGACGTCGTTGGCCGGCTGGACACCGCCCGACTGCCACCAGAAGTCGATGCGCCTGGACGCGAAGACGAGGAGGACCTCGTCCCCAGGTCCGAGCGGAAAGGACATGAAGTATCCGCCGCCGCGAGGGAACACGATCGGAACGTCCGGGACGACCGGGAGCCTGGCCCAGGTCCGGCGACCGTTGTTGTCGAACACTGCGGGCATGACGGTTGGCTGAACGTTGCACGTCCGTCGAGTCCCGTCGACCGACACAACGACGCCGGGCATGGACGTCCAGACGCCCGACAGTCGTCCGTCGACAGCCGACCGAAAGGCCTCCTGGTCGTCCCCGAGCCTCAGACGGTAGTCCATGATCTAGGGTCCTGTCACCATCATACCGATCACTCCGCGAGAGATCGGCGCCGTTCCATTGACGGCGAGTAGAACCAAGTCCGAATACCAGTCGTTCCCCCGAGTGTCGCCGAGGAAGTCTACAGCTACGATGTGGTAGAGGCCATCCGACGCGATGCTCGGGAAATAGTTGATCGCGCCGTAGGCCGGGGAGAACGGCGCCGTCGCGATGTCCCTCTGATTTATCCTCACGAGACCTCTGGGTCTCATAGCGGGATTGAGGAGCGCTCTCGCCATGATCCCGTTCTGGGTCTGGTTGGGTATCCCGATCAGGCCGGTCCGGGAGTTCAGGTCGATCACGATCGCGCGAGGGTTGGTCTGCCCCAGCCGTGCGACGGACAGCCGCTCGTCCTGGATGGACCACACGAGATCGTTCCCGCGAGCGAACGTTCGCATCTGATCCCGGGACATGCCGAAGATCGCTCTCCCGCGAGGGGACGGCTGACCGGCAGCGGCGACGTCGGCCGGGAGAGGATCGACGGAGATTCCGTATGGCCGAAGAGTGGAGCCGATCGCGCTGTAGACTGCCTCTCGACTGTAGCCTGCACCGAGCGTGGCCGACACGAGGGCCTGCGTGATCGCCTCGTCGCCATCCGCAGCCATGATATGTAGATACGTGTCGATGGCGTTCTGCCTGCCGTATCTCGTTCGCTTTATGTTCCCTTTGAAGACGAGTCCATAGGCGCCCTGCTCGTATCCGGCGTAGAGCACGATGTCCGTGAACTCGTCCCGGATGAGATTGGACGTCTGCTCGGAGACGTTGTAGAACATCGCATCCACAGAGTTCGGCGTCTGGATGTCGGCGTGCCGAACGTGGAATTGACACTTGAAGTCGGACAACTCCAGAGTCCGGCCGCTCGGAGCTCCGACGACTGCCCGGAATCGCCGAAGAAACTGAGTTCCGGACACGGGTCACTCCGTCGTGAAATACACTCTGGACAGACCTCCGAGATCCCCGAACATCGGAGGCCGGGTCCATCGGTCGCTGGATCCGCAGTAGAGACTCCCCGGAATCCCGAGGTATGCGTAGGGGGCCAAAAGATCCACACCGGCGACGAGAGGAATTCCGGACACAAGCGGAGCTCCGTCGGACCCCACTATGTCCAGATGCCAGCCGGTTGCCTCCTCCCGCCCTCCTCCTTGGAAGAGAAGAACCTCGTGATCCCGAGCGGCCTCGGACCACGACAGTCGCAGCCGATACTGGAGCTCCCCAAGAGGAACCGAGATCTCCTGCGGACCGTCTGTGAACGGAATCTCAGAGACGTTGGTCATTGAACGATCTGCGCCCCACCGATAATGCTCTGGATGACTCCTCGCGGAGTCACAGGGATCGGCATCTGCACGCCCCGGATCGTCTGGGACTGCGTCTGCCTCGGCAGGGCTTGCTGCTGAGCGGACGACAGAACGCCGACGGACACGTTGGCCTGGATCACTTCCCGACAGGTCATCTGGACGAGAAGCGAATACTCGGTCTGGGCCGTCGTCTGAGTCGAGACGGAGATCAGCATCATGTTCCGGTAGACACGTTTCCCGGTGTAGACTTCCAGAAGCTGGCGCTGCGCCTGGACCTCCAGGATCCCCTCGTAGACCTCCCGGACGTAGCTTTCAGTCAGATCGAACAGAGCGTCGGCGTTGCTCCACCCAACGAGCATGCTGACGGTCGCAGGCTCCATGTAGGCGTGGTCCGAGATGTTTGAGGAGACCTGGACCGGGTGGTTCGTGACCTGGACAACGTCCTGATGATCCTCGGACAAGGTTATCGTCGGCAGGATTATGCCGACGGACCTTTGGGGCTTCATCAGGACGAGGTTCTCGAGCTGATTCGCGAGGGAGCTGAGTCCTCGGTAGGGAAGCCCGATCAGCCCGACGACACCGCTCACTCGATCCTCCCGTGCAGAGACCTCAGCATCATCTCGTTCTGGTTGCGGAGCGCCTCCTCCACGGCGCGGCGAGTGCGCTCTGGATCGTTCGCCTCGTTGACGTTCACCGTCACGTTCTGCTGGATCCTCGGACCCCCCGGCTGACCCGCTGGGGCCGGGGGCGAAGGCTGCGGACCGAGGCGCGCTCCCCGATGCCGGACAGCGTGCTCGCCCTGGGCAACGGCCGCATACCGGGCGCGGCTATCCCAAGCCGGAACCCAGCGCGGATCGTTTCCGCTCAAATATGGAGCGAACGCCTGGAGCGCCTGATCTCGATCCCCAGCGTTCCGGAGGCGGGCCAGATCGCCCGCGTGAGACGTCCGGAGCTCGTGAAGAAGGAACTGGTAGTTGGCGTTGGGATCCGTAACCTGCATCCCCCGCTCGCGAGCAAATCTTTCGAACGCTTCTCGCCGCGGACCAGTCCACTGAGCCCAACCGAATCCACCCCGACTCCCCGGGACGATCGGATTCCTCTCGTTGATCGCCTGGAGTCCGGCAGACTCGTGCCCCAGGTGGCCAACAACCGCAGCCGCCTGATCTGATGTCAAACCGAGATCGTTCATGAGGTTTTGAACGACTTCCGCGGACCGAGAGCCGTAGTCCCCGGTTTCGGACACACGTCCCGCGTGAACCGTCGCGTCACCAACCGACGACGGTGTCGCCAGGATCGCGGCGGCGGTGGCGAGTCCCGAGGCGGCGAACAGCGCCCGGAGGCCACCGATGCCGAGCCCAGCTGCGCCCGCTCCCATTCCGACCGCGACGCTGGCGATTGCTGCCGCAACGCGACCGATGGACGCGAGCATCCCCGCGACCCAGGTGACGGCAACGTAGGCCAGAAGAACCTGGAAGGCCGTCTTCCAGCCGGAGAGCTCCTCCACTCCTTTCGAGAGGGAGACCACGACGTCGCGGATGCCGCTCAGGAACTCGGCGATCTGAGGGCGGATCTCGTCGAAGTCCTCGATCGTCTGCATCAGCAGTCGACCGACCCACTCGCCGATCGCCACAAGATCCCGGAGGATGATCTCCACGACCCGGGCGATCGCCGGCATGTTATCCACAACGTATTGCGTGGCGTTCCGGAGACCCTCCGTGATGGAGGGCATGACCTCGACGAGCGCCTTCTCCCACACGATGGTGACGGCAGCGAAGAACTCGCGCCAGCGAAACATGAACTCCTGGCTGGCCTTCGCTGCCTGATCGGCGTCGAACCCCGTCCGGCGGAGCATAGCACGATAGGATTCCTCGAACCGATCGACACCCCGGATTATCGCCATCAGGGTGTTGTCGTCGATCCCGAGAACCTCGGCGAACGCCCGAGCCTCGTAGAACGGCATGTTCCGGAACCGCTTCGAGAGCTGTTCCATGATCTTGCCGGCGCTGCTGAGGTCCGCGTCCCGGCCCAGCAGCATCTTCAGCCAGTCGTTCGCTCCGGGGGAGGAGCGCTGGAACCTCCCGATCGACTCCAGTGCGCTCTGGGCGCTTTCGACCGACGACCCCATCTGGGACATCGCGTATCCGAAGGACCTGATCGACCCGACGGACGTGCTGGTCCGCTGGGACATCCAGAACAGCGTCTCTCCGGACCGCGCCATCATGTAGGTCGCGATCTTCAGCGAGTCGGCAAGCGCGCGGAGAGCCAGCCCCGTCCCGAGGATCCGCCGGGTGGCGGTCGTCAGATCGTCCAGGAACTTCTTCCGCTGATTCGCGTCCGACTCCCAGCCGATCTTGACGAGGAATTCCCTCAGAACCTCACGTGTTGCCACGGCGCGTCCTCTCGTCGTATCGCCGCTGGTTTACTGCTCGAACAGCCATGGCGTTATGCATCCTCTGGATGTCGACCATGTCGAGCGTTCCATCCAGGAGGCTCTCGTATCTGCACAGCCCGTCGACAACCG